ATCCAGATAGAGATGATAAATGGAAAGAAGAAGTATTAAAAACATTTAATAATGATATTAATAAATTTAATCAGGAATTCGGTGTAAGGTTTCTTGGTAGTAGTAGCACATTGGTAGACCCAGATATATTAGAGAGAATGGTTGTTAGACAACCTATCGATTTAAAATATAATGGTTCATTAATGATATATGAACACCCAAAACCTAATGAAATTTATGTTATGGGTGTAGACACAGGTAAGGGAACAGGAAGAGATTATAGTGTCGTTCAGGTACTTAGAATAGAAAATGAACATAAAATACACCAAGTTGCCGTATATAGAGATAATATGGTATCAACACACGATTTTGCTAGTGTGTGTATCGGTATATCTAAATATTATAATGAGTGTTATATGATGATTGAAAATAATGGTATAGGTGAGGGATTATGTAACTCTATATGGTACGAATACGAATACGAATACATTGCAAATATAGATAAAAAGGGATTAGGTATACGTTCTACCATAAAAACTAAATTACAAGCTAATTTATTAATGAAACGATATTTAGATGAGAAATTCTTAATTCTTAATAACGAACAGACAGTTTTAGAGTTTGCCAAATATATCGAAATTAGACCTAATGTGTTCCAAGCAGAAACAAGAAGTACTCACGATGATTGTGTTACTTCATTATTGTGGGGATTATATTTCATACAAACAGAATATTTTGATAAAAATAATTTAGAAGTCAAAACACTCGATGAACAGTATGATTTAACTAATAGTGGACCCATAATGTTTTTCCCTTCTTAAAATATATAAATACTATAGTAAAGTACGATTTTGTTAAATAAATATACGGAGGCAAACTATGGCAGGTGAATATTCAGCACCAGGAGTATACCGTAAAGAAATAGATTTGAGTGATGTAATTGTCAGTCAAGGGATTTCTAACGGTGGTACAGTAGTTCGAGCAATTAAAGGTCCTGTAAGACGACCTGTTCTTGTTACAAATAATAAAGAATATATCGAATATTTTGGAGAACCATACTATAAAAAAGGATTGGATGATAAAAATGCATATCAATCTAAATATGGCGGAAGTTTAATACCAGAATTAGGATATGGTTCATACGGAGCATTAGAATTTCTTAAAGAATCTAGCACATTATTTGTTGTTAGAGGATATGACGATGATGATAAATATTCTACAGTACAGGTATCGTCATCAGCAACGACATACCCTATTACTGATAATGGTATTCCTGTATCAACATCACCTTTAGATGTGTTTGATACATCTGAACGAATTTCTACATACGAAGAATTTCATTCAGAATCTAAAATAGAAGGTAATATGCTTGTTGGTTTTATTGGACCAGGTGAAGATGGTAACAATTATGCTGTTACTATTGAAACTATTAGTCCTGATGCAGATTGGTTATATTCTTATGACGAATACCCTGTAGAAACTAGTGCAACTCAAGCTAAATATGGTTTTGATGTACCAGAAGTATGGATTGATAGTTCTGTTCCTGTATGGACAACATCTATGACTGAAATAGAAGCAACTCAAACAATTGGTGGAACTAGTGCTACATATGTATTACAACCAACAAATGTTGTTGAACCTAATCCAGACCCATCTAAATTATGGACTATATATTCGTCAGAATTAGATTCACTCACAGTTGAACCAGCATACAATAAATATATTGATAATTGGTATTATGATTTAGATACATCAACAAATACGTGGACATTATCCGCAACATATGATGATGGTGTTATTAATGGACCAATTTCATATACAGGTTCTGTTACAAGTGCAACTAATGTATTTCATGGCGGACCAGAAGAAGTTAAAAAGCATTTTCCTCTTGCTAGTGACGTTGTTAAGATTTCTGTTTATAAAAAACCTATTCTTGAAAAGGAATGGGAAGATTATTATTCAAATAAACAGGATGAACTTGACGAAAAATTACGTTTTGAGCCATTAGAAGTTTTTTATGGTAGTACAATACCAATGCTTGATGCTGATAAACATGAAATGTTTATTGAGCGTACAGTTAATGGTCAATCTAAGAATATTTATGTTAAATCTGACAAACGTTTTGGTTCTGATACGATTGCACCTTCTGTTACATGGGATTTCCAAACAGGATATAAAGATATTTCGTTACATCTACCACAATCTGTAGACGACACAGGAAGTTATGTATTAAATACAGATGTTCTGATGAAACTTAGCGGTGGTACTGTTAGTATGGTTCCTGGTTTATGGGGAGCTGATAGTGATAAGTGGGATATGTTTAAGAATACAGATGAGATTAATGTTAATATATTAATTAATTCATCATTCTCACCTGAAGATAAAAATGCTGTTTCTGATGTGTGTAATACAAGAAAAGATTGTATTGCTTCTAATCAGGTAGGTCATGTGAAAATGCTTAATTATGAAGACATAATCAATGATGAAAATTATGGTTATGCTACACCTTCATTTATGGCATTATATGCTGGATATTGTAAAGTATATGATAACTATAATGATAAGTATGTATATTTACCTTTATCTATTTTTGGTGCTAAGTTATTTGCTCGTACTGATAGAGTATCTGCCCCTTGGTATGCTCCTGCGGGAACTACTCGTGGTAATTTATCTATTTTAGATATGAATAAAACATTTAGTAAAGAACAATCAGGAAAATTGTATGATAAAAATATCAATACTGCACGATTACTTCCTAGTGGATTTACTATGATGGGGCAAAAAACATCACAAATGAAGAAAACAGCATTAGATAGAATTAATGTCAGAAGAACTATAATCTATATTGAAAACAATATCGAAACACTATTAAATCAGTTTATATTTGAAAATAATACTGATAGTACTAGACTTCGTGTGTATTCAATACTTGATACATTTTTAGCAGGAATTGTGGCAAGTGAGGGTCTTTATTCACAGACAGTTGTGTGTGATGGGACTAACAACCCACCTTCTGTTATTGATGCGAATCAATTAAATGTCGATATATATGTTCAGCCTACTAAAGCTATTGAATATATTCAATTCACTACAGTAATCACTAAAACTGGTGTTTCTGTATCTGATGTTAAACTAAAATATGCATAAAATATATAAGTCGCAGTGTTTTTACACTGCGACTAATTAAGGAGAAATATTATGAGTGAAGCGTTACGCCATCTAGGGAATACGGTGAACCCTGCGAACTTTACCATTAATGGTAGAGCTTATAAATATCCAGATATTCAACGAACATTTATGTGGCAGTTGTTTATACCAAATCTTAGTTCTGTTGTTGCTTCAGGACCAGAAAATTTATTAGTTAGATGTAGAAGTATATCTATACCACAGCGTAGTAATGAAGCAATTACGTCAAATTTTATGGGAACTAGACAGTTCTTTCCAGGAAAAGCTGACCCAGGTGGTGGTACAGTGAGTATTAGTTTTGAAGAAACTGAAGATATGGTTATTCAAAATCTTATGTATGAATGGCAACAAAAGATATTTAATACTAATCCTGATAGTTTAGTTACTGCTGGTAAATCTCAACGTCCGTTGAAACGTATGTATGTTGCTGATATGTTTTTAATAATGTATTCATATAGTGGTATACCATTAAGAAAACGTATTAAATTTCATAATGCATGGGTACAACAGGTAAGTGAAGTTAGTTTATCTTATGACTCAGGTGAAGCTGTTAAATATGAAGTAACATTTCAATATGATTACTGGACACTTGAATTAGATAATACTGCTGTATAATATTTATATACAATAACTGAGGTATTGTTTTATGGCTAAAAAATCAGAAAAAGTTGAAAAAAAACCTAAAGAGATGTTAGCTTCAACAACTATTAGAACGTATATGGATAGTTTTTTCAACACCGAATTGGCTGATAAAACTATCATGCGTTCTTATGATTGGGTGGCAGAATTACATTTGAAATTGAAATCGTCTAAAGCAATTAAACCACATCATTTTGTTAATATAGATATACCTACATATAGTTTTAATAGAGAATCTGTGAGTGTTGGGGCAGCCCAATACTCACATCCTGTTTTAGCGAAAGAACAAAATATTGATGTTAAATTCACATTAGAAGAAGATAGACTTGGTAGAGTTAGTAATTTTATACAAGAATTGCAAAGGTCTGTCGTTGATAATGGATTCCATCAAACACCAAATTATACACGATTAGGGTATATTGATATTTATTTATTATCTAATAGTGGTATTGGTGCTAATCAGGTAGTTACTCATTATCGTATTAATGATGTGTTCTTTTTGGGTGCAGAATTAGCAAATCTTACATATGATAATTCAGAGTCTATGAAGTTTACTATTACAATGGGTAGTGATTATTTATTGTATGATAATGTTTATGTTTAATATATATAAATAATAATAATATTGGATTATATTTAAAATTGGAGTTTATATGAAAATGGAAGATGTTTCGGAAAATAAATCAGATGTTCAAGATACTGGTGTATCTGAATCTGATAAAGCATTAGAGTTATTAATGGAGCAGATGGCATCAGCACAAAAAGACGCTGAACACGCACCTGTCGGATTATTACCAGATGCTAATGATAAGAAATCTGTTTATTTAAATACACCTGATTCTATCGGTGTGTCTTTAAAAGAAGAGACAGATATTAATTATTGGGATATTGATGGGTTGCCAACAAAAAATTTATTATATCCTGAAGGAACACGTATTTCTGCTAGAGCATTAAAAGTTATGGATGTTAAAAAATTAACATCTATTGATGATGAAACAGCAGACATTGTGGTTAATGACATCTTACGTAAGTGTGTTCGTGGTATTGATATTTATGATATTTATTCTGCGGATAAATTGTATATATTATTATGGTTAAGAGCAAATTCATTTAAGGATAACAAATATGTTGTTGATTATCATTGCTCTAAATGTGATAAGTCTAGTTCATACCATTTTGATGTAACTAATATTAATGTTGATTATTTAACATCGTCATACGTTAACAATAATACGGTTACACTTGATAATGGTGATATTATTAAAACTTCGTTATTAACTATTCGTGATGAAATTAATATTAAATCATTTCACGATAAATATGAAGATGTATTTGTTGAAAAATTTGAAGAGATTGATGACGATTTACTTAGTATATCATTTATGATTGACACTATTAAT